TATTTTAAATGGTCTACAGCCTGACCTTGTTCTTCCGATACCCAAGCAGCAAATTCTTTTTTTCCTTTCGGATTAAAACAAAGCCTATGTAACAAAGCAGCTTTAGCCATAGTCGACTTAGTGTGACCACGAGGCAAAACAAGACAAAGTCTTCTTATAGTGTCATTTAAAAACAAATCACCAACTTCGTGATGAAACGGAGCTGGCTTTGATTTCATAAAGTCTTCTGGTAAGAACAGTTGTCCAAAGGCAACTAAATCTTTAGATACCATATTAAGAACACGTTCTTTCTCACTTAAGTCATTAGGTATTATATTAAACTTTTCTATCGTACCAATCTCCATTTGGAATTTCTTTAAACACGTCTACTAATTCTAATAGTTGAGATCCAGCAACATACACCCAAGCCTTAACTTTATCTCCACTATCCATTTCAACATCAACCTTAACCCTGTCATACAATCCAATATTGACACCTTCGTACATATCATACTGAGCTATCTCTTCACTCGTTACATCGTGTACCTCAACCACAGTTCCCTTACCTTTGTAATCTTGTATCATAGCAGGAAATCTTTGATGACCAGGATATACAAGTGATGTGTTTTTTACCTTACCTGTATTCTTATCTCCATTCCTAAGCGTTCCATATACAGCTAACTTCACTTATACCACATCCCAGTTTTTATCAGGAACTCCGTTACTTATTTTTTTCTTTTTATTTTTTTTCTTTCTTACTAAACTTACTGAGTTTATAGAAAAATTATCTATATCGCTTACGTCCCCAATTACGTGACTAGAGAAACTTTTAATTGATTCATCATTAATTAAATAATCTTTTAATAATATTTCAAAATCTTCTTCGTCTAATCCATTGTGAACTTCAAAGGTTAAATTGAACTCTACTTTTTTCATTATGATTCTCCATAGTTAAAGATTAATCCTGGCATTCTTATTTCAAAGTTTTCATCATAAGATGAGAAACATTCGCAACACTCTACCGAGAAAAAATCCTCTGATATATTATACCAAATTGATGTGAAGTCCTCCATAGGAAAACCACATATCAAACATTCTTTATTTTTCGACTTCTCTCGAAGCCTCAATGAGTTTTTTCGAATCTCCGCCTTGGATAGCATTTAATTGATCCTTTGTAAATCCTTGAAATAATGTTAACGACTCTGTTCTTTTTTCTGTTTCCATCATACCACTTATCTGCATAAGAGTTTTAATAGCTTGTATCTTATCTTTATCTTGAGAACCATCATCATCAACAACCGACTTCATCTTTTCAAGTAAATACAATGGAGTAATCTCGGCTTCATTTAAAACCTTATCTACTTCTTCTCTAATCAAACCTTTAACCCTTTCAGTACTTAATAATATTTTTCCTTGGTAGTCTGCGTATTTTTCGTTATTGGTAGGATATGCCTTCATAAACGCTTCAGCGATGCCATCACCTTGAGCGACATACTTTGCAAAAAGAAATTCTCTTCTAGTAGGCTTTTTTCTATTTATCTTATGTTGATAAGGAGAGAGATCCTCGGAAGCAAAGGAATACATATTCTTTCGCATATCTCCCTCCATCATAACATTGTCCCTACATATGAAAGAACCAATAACTGTCCTAATGTAGTAATTACACACGCCCTTAGACTGACTATCTCTAAGCTCACCCCGCTTTAGAACTTGACAGACTTGTCCGTCGTCAGCCATTACCCAGCTACCTTCAGTGCCATCCCTCCAATTGCGAGTTAAGTTCTCATCGGGACAGTATTGGTTAAACTCCTTCTCATCATTATATATCCTGTGCTCAACACTTTTTATTTTGCGAACAAGCATATATTATAATATAACCCTTAAATACACTTTTGTCAAGCTTTAGCTTGCAATGCCTCTTAATTCTGTAGCATTAGTACTAAGGCTTGTCTTGCTTCTTATGAAAGGAGAATGACATCCACCACATCTAAATACAGGAAACTCATTAGAGCTTGTAAAGTATGTAGCATCAGATGGTTTTAGATTCTTACTTCCACAAGATGGACAAACGTTATCATCCATAAGAACTCCAAGATTAGGATGATTCTTAATGTATGGTCTAAGTTTAAGATATACTTGCTCTAAACCTATAACATCACGTTCATTGTACTTTAGCATTTCAGCTAATCTTTCTTTATTACCATCCATACAGTCTATCCATAGTTGAAACTCAGTCTTTAGCTTTTCAGATACACCAAATGTTTTAGTAAGGAAGTCTTGCTTGTTAGAACTAAAAGCAAATTCTTTCCTTGCTATCTTTAAAGTATCTATTGATTTGTAAGGAGATGGAGGACTCATACCATTAAGTATAAATCTTGCATTTAGTTTCCTTATATCAAATCGATCACCATTATGAGCAACAACAATATCAGCTTCATCAAGTAATTTCCATATAGATTCTAATATTCTTTTATCATCCCTACCAACCGCTTCTTCTGGAGTAAGGACATCAGATATAGTATTATCATCATAAAGCCATTTAGCAGCCCAAGATAGCACATACCAAAATCTTTGCTCACCAGCGTCATCTCTAACAAGATTAGTATATGGAACATATTGCTTTCCAAAGTCCCAGACCCATACAGGCATAGGTGTTGTCTCTATATCAAACAATAATATCTTTGGGAGTACACTAAGATCTGTTAGATTGGTCGGTCTCGTCCAACCCATAGATTCTATTTTACGTGTTACAGATTTATATGTACGCATAAAACCAGCATCATCTAGCTCATAACATATATCCTTAACACTTTTCATAGTTCTAGTGTACTGACTTATTATATTCATTTCAGCTTTAGTCCACTTCATTACGCTTTCCTCCACGGTTAATTAAAAATAAACTCACCTTAAGAACAAACTTTAAGAACAGTGACTCTATGTAGTAAAGAAAGAATTTTACTTGCCCCATACTCGCTCCGATACAAGTTGTGCTATCACACCATATACAGATAAATCCTTAAAGGCATCCATATATGTTTCATCCTTTACCGCATTGTCTCCTTTATGCTTAACAATTATATTCTTAAGTCTATTTACTTTATCATTCATTCTAATAACAAGAGCAGTTAAAGCAAACATCCTATCTTCATCATTATCTAAATCACCACCAAGCGTTATATTGCCACAACCATAATCATACTGCTTTCTACAGAATAACTCATATTGCTCGTCGGTAATCTTTTTAAACCTATTCATCATAACAGGATGCATATTTTCAATTGCGTTTACTACTTCGTTGTTTTTCGCCATAGATATTCTCCTACTCCTAATTGATGAAAACCATTTGCAAGACTTTCAATAAGTCCTTCATCGTGGTCACAACCAGTATTCACAAGAATAACGTGAATTACTTCGTGCAAGAAAGTTTCGTTCCTTCTTGACGTAACAAGTTTCTCATCTAAAAAGATCTCACAAGTCCTAGGATTATTTAATCCAAACAATAGTTTACCATCGTTTGCATTCTTTTCACCATCCATCATCTTTACTTTATATTCGTGACCGCCTATATCTAATCTTCGCATACTTCTTCCCTTTCTTCTTTTCTCATTGAGCCCCAAGCTGGAACTGTGGTAGGCATTACCTCAGCTCGCACAGGTCTCTTTTTACGCCTAACCTTATCTATAGCCCTCTCCAAATACTTTATGTCCTTCGGTTTAATCTTAGTATTAATTCCCATTGTTCTCCATTCCAGGTATTACGATGTTATCAAAATAATCACATCCTTCATCTACGATGCAATCCTTATCAGCTTTCTTCTTATCTAACTCCATCCGCAACTTATCATCTTTCCTATACATCATTGCTCCTAAACATTTACCAGCATTCCAATTAGCACAATGTAGCATAGCATCTTTTTTATTTGCTTTTTTCATTATAAGAATATAAAACAGTAATAAATACAAAGCAAGCTAAATCTTTTTTTAAAATAATACTTGACAAAACGTGCTTTAAGACTTATATTGTTAGTACGTGTTGAGCTTAATATTAATATATATATAATATATATATATATAAAATAAAGAAAACTATTACTAACGTAATAGTGAAAGAAAGAAAGGAATGTGTGATGAGCGTAAAAGGAGATAGAAGCCGTGTAACAGATATAACACGATATACAAAAAATTATACAAAAATTTTTAAGAATTGGATTGAAGATAAAACTCCAGTGCCAGATCTTAGAAAAAAGAAATCCGTTGAAAAAACTAAAAAATAATACAGTAGCTTACATTCCTACCAAGAAATCATAATAATCGATTTATGATACCAAATTCAGCGTTAAACCGCTATTCCTATATTTGACTTATACCTATATATAATAGGCAAACCAATCAGAGAGTATTGAACTACAAAAATTAGCCAATATTGTGTGCTAGTCTTTCTCGCAAAATGGCCCATCCCCGTTCTCCGAAATTGGAATTTGTCTATTTAGTTGAAAAAAGTCTATCCCAAGCAATAAGTTAAGTTGCAAGATAATTCCGATCAAGGCGGCAAGATCTATTTATTTTGTTAAAATTTTCCATTAGATTTAATTGGATGGAATTAGAATTTATTATAGATAAAAAAAAAGCCACTAATTAAAGTGGCTTTTCTTATAATTAGAATTTAATCTAATTAATTAGTCTAATAGCACCTTCCTTCCTTCTTCATATTTTACAATACTTGGATTTTTAGAAGTTGGCTTCTTTATATAGACACCAATTTCTAATAATTCACCATTAGAACATTCAACAACACTTGCACCCATC